GAAGCGATCGGGGTCTGTTACACTCCAAGCTTCAATACCACCTTCGATGTCTTCCTGTACTTGAGGTGCAAGAAGTCCTTCGTAGTTAGATAGTTTACGTGGGTAACGTGCTGGCCAAACGAATGGTTTGTAGTTACGTTCTGCTAACTTACGGTAAATGGTAAAGGTAGTTTGGGGTGTACCTAGAAACATGATACGACTATCTTTCTTTGGTGTTAAGATAGACTCAGCTTCTGTACAGAGCTGTAGAAGCTTCTCCCGCATCATCTCGGTCATCGAGTTACCAGGTACTTCGATGTCATCAAGAATCATCAGGTCAGCACGAGAACCCGTTAGTTGACCTGTAATACCGACTGACTTGACAGACGGTGCTTGGTGAGGAGAGCAGTTCACATCAAAGGAGATCCGAGACCAACGGGCATCATCCGACTTCGGTCTTAGATGACTTAGCCACGGGGTTTCAATGATCAGCTTTTGAAGGAAGATGGACATGTTATCTGCACGCTCCTTTGAAGCGGAGATGATCATGATCTTCTTTTCAGGGTTGTTGAACAGTGTCCACAACACAAAGGCACCAGTAATCCAGCTCTTACCGACACCACGAAAGGCTTGGATCTGTAATCGTTTTGGACCGTGTTGAAGGTAGTCAGCAATGGCGTATTGTGCTCGTGTTGGGGAAGGAAGATCTAATTGACTCCATAGAGCTTGAAGAAAGATCTTAAAATCGCTTTTAAGGGCTGTTAAAGTATCCATGTGGTAGAATATACCTGAGTAAGGGGAGAGGCACCTTGTAGGGGCTTGTAGGTACCTCTCCGTAAGTATTAGAATGCAGACTTTGCCCAGCTAGCAACTTGTTCAAGTCCATACGGTAGTCTACCAAGCCTTACTTGACCACCAATATATTTAAGTTCATTACCAATATCAATGCTTCTAGCAGCATCAATACCGATATTAGCTACATCAGCAGCTGTAGACACAGCTTCAGCAGGTAAGGAAGTTAGTGGATTATAGGCTGCTACATCGGCTGCAGTAGACACACCTGCAATACCAGCTTGTAACATATCCAAAGGATTGCCTGTTTCTTGGGCTAGTTGTGCACGTTGTGCTGTTTCAGCAGCACTTGCAGCCGTACCAAATGCTCCATAGCTAAGAAGACCTGCAACAGCAAGATTTCTAGCGTTTAAACGAACACCACCGTTAGCAAAACTGAACACTTTATCAGCTTCAGATCCAGCTTTTTTAATGCTTTCTTGAAGTTGGGGTTCTAATTTAGCGTGAATAGCACTGTGTTCTTCTCTACCAAGGGCAAAGATATTAGCGGGGTCATGCCCCAATGGTTTACCTACAGCTGCTTGTGTACGAATCCACTCATCGGCAGCTGCTTTACCTTTTGTTTCTAAGATTTCATCGTAACCGCGTTGTGCTTTTTCTAATGGTAGACCGTGATGACCTTCTAACCCTGCTTTATTAGCAGCAGCCATGGCTTCCTGACCAGCACGCTGTACAGTTGGATCAGGTGATAGCTTTTCAATTGCCATCTTACGTTTGGCACTTGTTTCACCACGTTCAACAGTTTTAACATCAATGTCCTTCCAAGACACTGGACCGTCTAGTTTTTGTTTAGATTTAGCTTCAACACGCAGCCGCTGACCATCTTCTGTAAGAAAAATAGGGGTAATTTCACCGTTAGCTAATGCTTTTTTAGCTATCTTACGAGCTTCTTCAATGTTATCAGTAAACTCGTAAACGCGGCGCTTTTTACCCCTTAATGTAGTGGTTTCAAGTAGCTTAGGCATGTATATGTTGTAAAATAAGACGTTCTCTGGGTGTTATCCCAAAGGTATTACGCATCCATGTTAACCAATTATTGCTGCCTTTAGCCTGATTACACTCCCAACATGAGGGTACAAGATTTGATGTAAGGTCTTGCCCTCCAAGACAACGAGGGCGAACGTGATCAAGAGTAAGTTCATGTAATTCATAGTGATTTCCACAGTAGACACATTGACAGTTGAAGTGTTCTTTAATGGCACGCCTCCAAAGGCGCTTTGCTTCGGGACTTGTCATCGTTATTAGGTTGTGGAGGTAGTGATCAGGGGACGGCAGCAGGGGAGTCATTTCCTAGACCGATTTCTAGCTCTATTGGTGGACGCTTTTTCAAGGACTGTTGAACCATCTTTTTTGTGTGATACATCTTTACCGTCACCATTACCATAGGTGCCGCGTTTGTGGTTTTCACGATTGAGTTCAACACGTTTATCAATTTGAAGTGATTGACGATTGTAAGCGGCTTGCTGTTTAAGACGCTTCTTTCGTGCTTCTGGATTGTCTTTGTAGTATTTAGAGGTACGACTTGCCATAAAGCCTCTTCTGTACAAGTTCAGGGTCCACTTTAGGGAGGACGTTAGCTAGTTTATCAAGGGGACTGCCGTCGTAAGCAACCCCACTGATATCATTTTTAGCTAACCAATCACAAGCCGCTTTAAGTTCTTGAGCAGTTGCTTCACCACTCTTAATACGCTTGAGGAATTCAGTAGTAACGAGGTTATGCAACTCGTTAAACATGTCCTCAGTGGCTTTGTTGTTAGCCATTTCGCAATACAATTTGATCTAGTTTGTTTTCGATGCGGATCATGTGGTCCTCCATCTTTTGAAGAGCAGCAGATAGCTCTTGTTTTTGAACATAATGTTCTGCTACACGTAGCTCAACTTTGTCTACACGGCTATCCACTTCGCTAATCTTTGTATGAAGACGGTTATGTACTGATACAATGGCAGTTAAAAGGGCAATCGCTGCCGCAGCTCCTGCTTCAATCATCACATGTACCCGATGTAGACCTGTACACCATCTGCAGATACAACAGTTGCATCCATTAATGAGCTACCATCTGTGATAGAGTAAGCAATACCATTAACAAAGGTGATGCCGCTGGTAAAGTTGATCTCTTTAGAGTCGTTTGATTGAACGTGAATGACAATCATCGGTACATCTGTACCAACAATTGGTGCTGTAGCTTTATCATACAATCGAAATGCAATCGCAGAACCACTACCTCCACCACTATGGGTGTTGTGGATAATCATATTAAAAATAGCACCAGAACTACCCTTTACAGAAGTAGCATTGGTGCTGTTAGCTGAGCTTTTGAAGTGAACCTTGGTTGCTACAGGTAGCTGACGTTCATACCTGCCAGGTGTGATATTGTAAGTAGTGCTAGACATTCTCCCTCATTAGTTTGATTAATTTATCAGCATACTGAGGATCGGTGGCGTAACCTTCAGCAACAAGAAGCCGTGCACATTCTTCGGGAGAACTTGCACGATTGACGCCTTTATAGCGTTGATAGTCCCGGTACCACCTATCAACTAGGTAGGTAACACAGGTTTGTAGATCTGGGAAGTCAATAAAGCCAGCTTGAATAGTGATCCATTGACCATTGATAAATTCTTTAGTTTCACGTTCAGTGCCTGAACCTTTAAGACCAAAGAAATTGTTCTTACCAGAAGTGTGCTTCCCGTAACCGCTCTCTAATGCCCACTGTGCAGCAACGACGGAGGGATGCTTAGCACCTGCCTTGGCTGCAGCAGCTTTAACTCCCTTCCAAGTGTTCTCAACGGTAGTTATAGGTCTCGTTTGCTGCACTGGCCTGAAGGTCATGAACCAACCAGTACCTGGACCTTCAACTTCCCAACGCTTTAACCAGTTACGCCAGGTGTACTTAACGCTCTTCCCACCGGAGCCCACTCTGACGTAGCCACCGTTGACGTTATCCATCTCACCGTATGGATCATGGAAGATACCGTGTTCTCCATCATCACCAATGAGTAGCATCCAATGACCACCACCAACAGGGTTTGATGCATGGCCTTTATGTAAGATGCCAGTAGCAACTGGATAACCTGCCTTCAGTTCATTAATTAGTGCTTGCTTAGTACCTTTCTGGTAGAAGGTAGCAAAGACACCATACTGCTGACAGGCTTTAACTTGACTAGTTGACACCGTAGTATCACCGTACTTCAACACAGTACGGAGATAATCATCATCTGCATTACTACCCTTCAGAGCATCAGGACGGAGATACTTGATGGCCATAGCACACGTAGAACTCCAACACATCCGATCTCCGTGACCTGTTGCACTATCTGTCTGGGGGTAGTACTGCTTAACTTGCAGCAGTACCATCGAACTATTTCCCCTTCAATGCACGACGGAAGCGACGAACCTTATCGTCTTCAGTACGGGTCTTGCTGAAGTAAGCAGCCGCCATAGAAATAGCTTGAGTGACACTATTAGAACGACGCTTTTTAGTCATTCCAAGGTACTCAGAAGTAATGAAAAGAATAAAAAAAGCAAGCGTCTCATAAGACACTTTGATACCAAGGATGGTAATCACGATTTACCTCAGGCAATAGGTTGTGTGTTCCAAGGGACTCCAGAGCCAGTCACAGGAGTGCGTTGGAGATCGAGTTGTTGTTGCAGTGCTTCTTGAATTTCTTGCACTTTGTCGGAGCCAAGCTTGTTAGCAACCCAACTTGCAACGGTGAATTCATCAAGGTCAGCAAAAGGAACCATGCTGTCAGGATCAGCAGGCTCAAGACCAATAGAACCATAAGCACCTGCGCTATAGGCATCATCTTTAGCAGTCACGGTATAGTGGACTACGGTGACTTCTCCGGTAGCGAGGGTGCGCTCAAGGTTTGCAATGTTCCAGGTAAAAGTGGTAGACATAGATAATTATGGGTAAAAGAAAAGAGCCCACCGCAGGGGTAGGCTCATTAGGTGGGAGGGAGTAGTGAAGGTGACTACTCACGTTGGGGGTGACGCCACCCCACAAATGAGTCAGCCAATCTTGATAGCGCCATCCGACATTTGGATCTTGGCGTTACCGCTGATCTTGATGCTGCCACCCTCTTCGGTTTCGACGGTGACGCCTTCAACCTTCTCAGCGACGTGCTTGACCAGCTCGGTCACGTCTTCGTTGTTGTCTTTGGCGCTGATCTCGTAGGTGGTCATGGGGTGAGGGAGTGGAGGTGAGTAGAGAGTAGGACTACACGCCTTCAAGGGCTGCAACTTTGGCTTCAAGGGTTTCGATACGCTCCATTGCTTCCTGCAGCGCCTTCACCGCCTTCATGTAGAGCACCGAGTAGTTGACGCTCTTGGTAACGGTGCCAAGGTCGTTGCCTTCTTCGTCGCGGTCGGGGGACTCGTAGACCAAGCCGGGCGAAATGGGCTCTACCTCTTGAGCAATAAGACCGATTTGGCGGTGGGTTTGACCTTCTTTGAGGTTGTAATTGCGAACCTGAAGAGCTTTGATGTCAGCCCACTGGGAACTGGCGTCAACTATGTTCTCCTTCAGTTTGATGTCGGAAAGAGCTGTGTAGGAGTTGTTGGTGTTCTGGATGTTGCCGTTTGTATAAATCGAAATTGATTTCGTCCCCCCGCTTACAGTGCCAGATGCTGAATAGTATCCTTCAAGAAAAGTATAAGTTGTTCCAGCAGATGTAGCAGCACGTGCAACAATAACATCAACAAGGGAGTAGAAATAAGCTACGCCTCTATTTTCAATCCTCATCCGCTCCGTCGGGCTGCTCGCTCCATCGGCGGTAGTGGAGAACACTAATCTTGTTGGCTGGCTAGAACCAGAGGTCCAAGTGCCACCATCACGAGCACACGCAACATAAGAAGCTGTGCTGTGGCCAGAATCCCCAAACACTACATAGCCAAGCCAGTCACCATTTGCTGGTGTAGTGCTTCCTTTGCATATTCTAAGAAGACCAGCTTCAGTGGATCCACCAGAACTACCTTGAATAACGACAGTGCTTGCTTGGGAGTCACTAGACGTGCCAACTAACAACCTGCCCGAGCTGTCGATGCGGGCTTTTTCGCTGTAAGAGCCTGCAGTACCTGACCCAAGAGCAAGCGCTGTATTACCTACCGCATCAGTAGCAATACACGAAATGCCAGACGATACGGTGCCACCGGTTGACGTGCTAGTGCTGAGCAAAAGCCGTGCTTCGGTTCCACTTGTTGTCCCAGTATTTTGGAGGCGGGCTACGGTTGCTGATGCTCCGGGATTAGATGTTGCGACCGAAAGGGTCTCTCCAGGTGTCGCCGTTCCAACCCCAACCTTACCCGTGTTGTAATAAATATCACTACCTGTCGTCGTCCACTGACTGCTACCCCCACTCGCTAGTGCGGTCCACTTCGTACCGTCGTAGGTGTAGGTGACACTGCCAGACGTAAAGGTCTGACCGTTGGTGGGTGATGCGGGAAAGTCGATTGCCATGATTAGTTAGCCTCCAGGGCGGTGATGCGTGCAGCGAGGTCAGTGTTGGCTGCCTCAAGTGCGGCGATAGCTGCACCTTGGGTTTCGATCTTCTGTAGCGCTTCCTGGAGCGCAGCGGTGATCAGCGGGACGAGTTTGGATTGATCAATTCCTTGGTAGATGGGATCACCGTTCTCATCGACAGCATCCTTCTCGCCAATCACACACTCTGGAACGATTTCCTGAGCTTCATGTGCGAGGAAGCCGTCTACGGTTTTGTCAGGCTCCGCAATAAAATTGAAGCGGTGGACAGGGATTTGCCGTAGCCGGTTAGCAGCCCCCGTGAGTGGGACAACGTTCTCCTTGAGGCGGTAGTCGGAGGAAGTGTTAAAGGCTGTTGCAGTAGTGGTTACCGAAATCGAGCCAACATTTGTGCCGCTACGACGACAAGAAAGAAGGGCGCCGTCATTATTCCTGTTAAGCGTTAATGGTTCATTGCCCGCTGAACTAAAAACACTGTAATCGTTTGGGTACAGCGTGATTCCAGAAGACGTAGTTGATGGCGCAAGCGTGCTGCCAGAGGTCCCAATGTTAACGATACCCACATTAGTAACCCTCATCCGCTCGACCGGGCTTGCGGAGCCGTCGGGGGTTGTGCTCAGGACGATTCTTCCCGGTACATCACCAGTGCCACTGGCAGCATCTATTACTGCTTCAATGCGAGCGGCATTTCTGAAGTTAGATCCATCAGAAGCATTAAAGTTAATCGTGCCAATACTGTCGCCACTGGCTAATGCCCCAGAAGTGTGAGTACCTACCGTGCCGCTTTTGCAAGCCGAAAGGTGAAGTTGAACGCCGCCATAGCTAGTATAGGTGCTTGCAGACGAATCCCATGTACTAAAGTTAGCAATAGCATTCTGATCGTTTCTGGCAACTTGGAATTGTCCCTGCCAGGCTGACGCTGCGCCGTAGTAAACGGGAAGCGTAGAAGTCGTACCAATCAGAGTCCGACCACTGGAATCAACCGTCAGCCTCTGAGTGCCTTCAGTCGTTACAGCAAACGTACCGTTACTCCCAGTATCCGTAACCTCAGCCTTAGTGTTACCGACTTCTATCTTTGTCGGTGTACTGCTTCCGCCGCCTTGTGGTGCAGCGTCAACCCATTGGCTGCCGTTGGGATCCTGGTAGTAGACGTAGAGCCGACCCCCAACTGAGTCGTACCAGAGGTCACCATCAACAGGGGTGCTAGGCGCTGTGTCGCTGGTAGTAACGGTCGCACCACTTGCTGCCGCTGTTGCCCAAGAAAGCGTGCCGGAACCGTTGGTGCTCAGGACTTGGTTAGCTGTGCCATCAGCACTGGGCAGGGTCCAGGTGACGTTGCTGCTGACCGTGGCTGGACCTTGGAAGGCAACCCAGTTGCTGCTGTCAGCGTCGCCAAAACGGAGATCGCCCTGTGCATTAACAGTGACGTTTCCTGTTGTGGTGACGTTCTGACTGCCGAAATCCGGGCTGATCTTTGTGCCAGCAATGGCTGCCGATGCGTTGATGTCGGCGTTGAGGATGGTGCCGTCTAAGAGCATTGTTGAGGTAACAGTACCTGTGTCTCCTACAGTGACAACATTATTACCACCCTTTGTTAATGCACCAGCAATAGCTACAGCACCGCTTGAATCAATGGTAAGACGAGATGTACCACCAGTAACTAGTGCAA